GCAAAACTCATTTTGACACCTCAACAATTAATTTCATCATATGATAATCTTTCAAAAGAATGTCTCTAACACGTTCACGGTCAAGAGAATCTGCAGCCCACTCGAAGTGAGTCTTAGCACTAGAAACAAGTTTTAAGTATTGCATGATTGCTTTCTCAACTTTCGCAACAGTAAGGTCTGCGATAGGATAAAGTTTTGAATCATACGCATAAAAGGATAGAACATAGTTGCGGAACTCAACTAGTTGGGGATGACGCTTACTAACACTATCAAAATTCATCATATTTTCTCTCTCTCTTCTCATTCTCAATACAAGTATTATACACCCTGTGGCATCTTTTGTCAACACTTTTTTTCAAAATAAGCGAAAATATATTACTTTTTTATGTGTTTTGAATGTATCTTACACCCGATAAACTCGTTGTAATACTCGTCACTCAAGAGAACGTCATATTCGAATTGTAGTTTTGCTTCGTAATAGGAACACTCACCTTTTGTACGGCATAGTCTGAGAATGGTTCTCTCGAACGTCTGGCCCCCTTCTACGAGGGTTTTTACCCTTTCCGAGGAACCATAGTACTTCATCCAGTCAGACTGGACTCTTGTTCGTTTACGTCTTTTTCTTGTTTTTGTTACAGGGAGTATCTTGGGTTTCCAGAAGAATTTCTTACCAATATACTTTTTACCAGTACTTAACTCAGTCAAACAGTAGACGAATCCTTGATAGTCTTCTAAAAAGGATTCGTCTGGTTCAAACTGTTTGTCTTCATATATCCACATAAGGGTATATATGTGTTGTTTATATTGTTACCCCACACATAGGACAGTATTGGGGTTCCTCTTCCGAGTCCTTCACAAGAACTTCGGTTTCTGTTTCACATAGATGGCATTCTAATGTATAGGTGTCATCTTCTTCCACTATGCTGCACACCCTTGTCCATCAAGTCCACAGACTTGGGGTTCGTCTTCTTCGTCCCAACCCCAGTCACCTTCCATTCCGTTTACAGAATATTCGGTAACTCTTTTCTCAAAGAAGTTGTCGTGTGATGCACCATTCAGTACCCAGTCCAACCAAGGTAGTGGATTGTCCTTAACACCGAACTTAGGTTTCATACCAAGTTGTAGTAGTCTACGATCTGCAATGTGACGGATGTATTGTTTCACATCTGCCTCTGACAGTCCTTCGATGTCTCCAGACTTATATGCAAGTTTGATGAATCGGTCTTCTAACTTAACAGCGTTCTTCGCCATCTCGTAGATTTTGGACTTCAGTTCATCGTTTACGATACGTGGATGTTCTTCACAGAACTCACGGAACAACTTAGAGTTGCCCTGTACGTGCATGGTCTCGTCTCGGATTGACCACTCAACGATTGTTCCCATACCTTTCATCTTACCGAAACGTTGGAAGTTCAACAACATCACAAATGATGCGAACAATGACATACCTTCGTTGAATACAGATTGTGCCAGTACAAGTGCAAGTCCAGTATGAGAATGAATGTCACCCTCTTTCATGAAGTCGATCTTGTCTGCCATCTCCTTGTACTCAAGGAATGCATGGTGTTCTTCGTCAGGTAAACCCAGAGTGTCGTTCAACAATGCATAGGCACGTTGGTGTACACCTTCTCGGTTTGCGAACGATGATAACATGTTACGGATCTCGTTGTTCTTGAACTTGGGAATCAGTAACTCGTGGTAGTTCTCCCCTACCTGTACGTCTGACTGTGTGAACAATCGTAGTACTTGAGTGATGAACTCTTTCTCTTGTTCAGAGAGTTTCGTTCTCCAGTCTTGGATATCTTCCGAGAGTTCCGCCTCGTCCTCTACCCAATGGATCTCTTCGTGTTTCTTAGTCAGTTCTACTGCCCAAGGAAACTTGAATGGTTTGTATGTTTTGCTAAATTCTAATAGTGCCATTTAACCCTCGCAAGCTCGGCATTCGTCATCGCCTTCTGAGTCGATAACGGTTTTGTTTAAGAAATTTTGTAACTCGTCCCATCCACCTACGTATTGACCTTCTACGTAGATTTGCGGAACGGTCTTGACCTTTCGTCCTGTCACCTCAGCTGCGGTCTTACCAATATCAGCAAGATCGATATAGTCATACTGCACTCCCCGAAGTTTCAACTCGTCCTTTGCCATCTGACAATAAGGACAGTTCTTCTTACCATAAACGATAGTACGTGTGTCCTCAGATAAGGCAACTCGTTCTACTTTTTCTGATACGTTCTCGGCACGTTGTTTTGCTTCGGTACGTAGATAGTATAGACCTTTCAGTCCTTTATCCCACGCACTATAGTGGACTCTACTTACATAAGACTTCTCTGCACCAGCAGGGAAGAATAAGTTCACACTTTGACCTTGACAGATAAACGGTTGACGTTCAGATGCATGTTGTACTACCCACATTTGGTCTAGTTCTTGGGCAGTTCTAAACACTGCCTTTTCACCTTCGGTGAGGAACGGTAAGTGTTGTACCGACCCTTTGTTTGTGATTATGGATGTCCAATTGGATTCATTGTTTTCACCTTTCTCTTCTAGTAACGCTTTCAGGTACTTGTTCTTCACAAGGAATGAACCCGCCCGTGTGCGGTGTGTATATGCATTTGCCTTCAATGGTTCGATAGAAGGACTTGTACTCAAAATAACACCAGACGATGCATTTGGAGCAATTGCCATCAAGTGAGAGTTTCTCTTACCAGATCCTTCTCCGTCAGGATACTCTCCACGTTCGGTTGCAAGAAGTTCTGTCTCCTCATGCGCCCGAGAGTTAATTGTTTCGAATACAACTTTGTTGATCTCTCGTGCAGTCTCAGACTCCCATGCTACACCGTGTTTCTGTAGTAGACTGTGGAAACCCATTGCACCAAGACCAATACTTCTCTCCCTTGCGGCTGAATACTTTGCTCTTTCAATTGTATCAGGCGCATTGTCAATGAAGTACTCAAGAACATTATCAAGCATACGTACAAGATCTTGTACAATTGTGGTGTCTTTCCACTCATCATAATACTCCAGATTTAAAGAAGACAGGCAACATACGGCAGTACGTTCTGCATCTGTGGGAAGGTGTATCTCGTTACATAGGTTAGATCCATGAATCTTCAATCCTTTATCTTTCAGTGGTTGTGGTAGATCTGCATTCGCAGTATCAATAAAGTTCAGGTAAGGTTCACCTGTACGGAATCGTGTCTCAAGGATACGTTCCCATAGTTTACGGGCATCGACTGTGTCTTTAACACCGTTGTCCTTTGGATCTCTGAGATCAAAAGAACTTCCCTGTTTAACTGCCTCCATAAACTCGTCACTAATATTAAGTGCATTGTGGAGGTTCAATGCCTTTCGTTGCACATCACCTGTCGGGATACGCATGTTTAGAAATTCGATAATGTCAGGATGACTCACGTCCATATAAGCAGCGTATGAACCCTTACGAGTCTTACCTTGACGGTACGCAATCATGTCCGCATCTACTGTGTGTAGGAACGGCATTGGGCCAGGAGCAATGTCTGATACAGTTCTTACAGCAGACCAATGTCCGCCAACACCCCCGCCATAAACAGACAACCAACGTAACTCGCTGGAATGGCTAATAAGACCCTCAAGACTATCTGGTACATATGTGAGAAAACAAGAGATGGGCATTCCCTTACCTTTTTTCTCTCCATTGGGAGCGTTAGATAGTACTGGACTAGCAAACATAAAATACTTATTACTAACGTAATCATAAAGACGTTGAGCAAGGGCATAATCAGTTTCCCCTTTGTATGTCGCCCATGCAGTAGCTGCACGTGCGTAGGCTTGTTGTGGTGAGTCTTCTTTTTCTGTTAAATAAAAATCTTTCAACATTCCTACTGCGTAATCTGCGAGTAGTTTATCCATAGATTTATTAATTTTTATTTTCATATTGTGTCCGTGTTTTGAAAGTGTCTTATTTTTTTGAGCATATAATCCATCCGTTCTACCGAGTCAACTATCCCCTCGTTGTCCATTAAGACAGATAACGGTTGTTGTGGATTACATATAAACCTGTGGGGGTGAAGATATTTATCATCGCAAGAGTCTACAGGCACATAAAACAAACGACTAGTTAGTTTCATTTGGTCGTAAGTATCTTGCATAGTATGTATCCATGAGGTATCTTGTCCCTCACGAATAAAGATGACGGCGTCTCCGTAGTCTACAAATTCTGACAAATTTATATTCCTTCTGTTGGTTTTTATTAGGGGGGTATTATATCACTTTGAACGTGACTTGTCAATAGCCCTTGAACCAAACCAGAAAGAAATAATTGCAGCAAAGATTGCCTTGGTGTCATCGTCCCATAGGACGTTTAATGCTTCCGACAGTTCCGCACCTTTACTGAGGGTGTCATTCAATAGACTGACCTCAATAGTTACGAACAATGCAAAGAAAGCATAGGTGATAACTGGACGAACAGACTTCTGAAGGCCTGCAATGAATCCAGTTGATTTTGAGATTGCGATATCGTGATCGACCAATCGTTGATGTTCTTGATCAGATGCTTGTTGTTCATACATCTTGAGGTCTTGATCGAAACCCAACTTGCGGAGTTCCGCCATTTGAGTCATTTCTTCAAGTTTAAATTTATTCTGGGCCTTTGTCTTAAAGTGATCCATGATGCCCGGCACTACCGATCCACCAAATCCTAAAAGACTACCCAACATTCCACTCATCATGGTCATTCACTCCAATTCGTTATGCGCTGTCTTTACCCATCATGCGCTTTAATATTTTTTCCATATCTTTACGTTTTATTTTTCTATCATACTTCTTACGCATGACAACAGTGTTAGAGTCATCCCCTGTACCCGCCACTGATGTACCAGTAGCATTGGTAGGTGCATCCTCTAGAAACTTTTTAAAACTTATCATTACTTAGTCCCTCCTTATACGGGCGATCTTACTACTTCACCACCGCCGCCGTCCCATTGATCAATATCATAATCAGCGAAGGGGTTTTGGAAATCTTCTAAAACAAAAACATCACCAGATTCATCATCGGTAGTCTGCGCTAGATTATCAATATAGATAGTCCAGTCTGCACTGGCATCACCTTCCTGTGTTAGGTCATTAAAAAATGAAATCTTTTTCTGATCCAATGGCATCTCACCAGTGAAGTCGAAAGACAACTTCTCCCAACCACCGCCAGTATGACTCACTGTACGTATAATATCCGCAGTATCAAGTTTCAAAGTAATGTCTCTAGCTTTTGTTGAGTGAATCGTGACAGTCATTACTTCACCGTTAGTCGGATCAATTGATGTATCCAGATCAATAGACACACCAGCATATACTTGTCCGCTACCCTTGATGAATCGAAGTGACCACATTGTACCATCCGAATCTTCGGGCCAGTTTGTTTTCCAACCTGCTAGTGGGGGATCTTCGCCTTCTCTTACCTCTAAAAGTCGCAACAACGATGAACAGACTTCCCACGATTCTAACACACCTATGTCATCACCAGTCTTGCCATTTTCTGTGTCGGTTAAATATTTTTGTATTTTGAGCATCAAGTTATGTTCATAGAAATAAGCGTAATCATCTCTAGGGAGTAGGGCATCGAGAATTGGACTAGTTTCTATCCAACCTTCGGTGTCGATGTTCATACACCATATAAGTTTTGGATTAATCTTCTCAGCTAACAGTAGATCATGTTCCAATGTTTCGACCCCACCGTCTATAACAACAAGGTCGTAACTACCGAAGAGAGGATCTTGAATATAGTTATAATTCTCTGACGAGACTATTTCGTACTGATATCGGTCGAGAAACCAATCCTTTAACTTGGTCATGTTTTTTTCAATATGTGGACTAGTGTCAAGGTCTATAGAAGTAACCTTAGTCTTTTCATCACAAGCCAACCAATGAAGACTGCCTATACCGACACCAGAACCGAGTTCTAAAATATTTATTACTCGGTTATGATCAGGGTTATCAGGATCTTGCATGTTAGAGTGCATATATCTACAAAATTTAATTATTTGTTGATATAGATAATAATTATCTTCGTGATATGCGACAGAATGATTAGGATTAATATTTGGAGTCTTTACCTCATCAGTCTCTAATTCTTCCAAATATAAAATTAAATTTTTAAAACTAATTTTGTTATCCATCGTTTACCTCGTTATCTCAGATACACTTATGTAAATTGATTGTCCAGACTTCTCATGGACTGCTTCATAAATGTCTAAACCAAGGACATCTGTAAATGGTGCGTTGTTATCTTCGGTCACACGAACTCTATCACCTTTACTAACAACCTCTGCACACTTAGTTGTCATACTATCATGTTTCATTTTATACATGCCAGGCGATAGTTTATTACCTTCGGTCATGAACCATTGATGATCTTCCGCAAGAACATCTAGTATATCGATTCCTGTCTTCTCATGTATCTTCATCAAGTTTGTATCTGACAGTTCACCGTGTTCTTTAATCAGTGCGAGTGCAGCTCCATAACGTGCGACTGCTGACTGACCGCCTGGTACTTTTGCCATGATTCTTTTTATATTGAAAACAAGTCTATGGAAAGGGGTGTAGTGCGAACGATACGCTTCACGATCGTCCATACTATTAGTATTGAAATCTTTATTCTTCTTACCGTCTTTGTCGATAATACCTTTCTTAAATGCATCGGTATCTTCGAACTTGGTAACAAGTAGTTTTAGGAATCTAATTGTATAGACTAGATCCGCAGCTGATTTTAAAATTCCCATTTTATATTCTCAAAGGTTTTAATCTATTTATAATCTGGCGATCTCTCGCAGACGTTCAATTACAAATTTATCCATCTTAATCCCAGTAAACTCTTCATTCTTTAATGCACGGAGGTATACTAGAAAGGGTTTGAGTGCAGGCCAATGATCTAGTTGAATCTTCTGTGCCAACATCTCTATTGTAGGTTCGTTACCAAACACATTCAGTAATACGATCAGGTGATTAAGTATCAGTCTTTCTGAGAGATGACCCATAGAATGATATCGATTAAGTAAACGTTTGATATACTTGAATCGTTTTAGGTCTTCGAAAAATTCATCCTCATCTATACAGGTAGGACTGTGATAGTGTTTGGCTGCGAATAAAGTAAAGTTCTTTTGAGTAAGTTCCATAGTATTATATATCCAATCTTTTATACTCTGGTAAACTCCAATGTTTAATCGACTTGTATTCTTCTCGTAGGTTTAAATCTCTTATGTAATCCATTATTGGAATTATCCATGCATAACTTACTCGATCATTTACTGGATCGTAACTTCTCGAAGCTACTATACTTTCATGGTCTAGTTGTCGGTACACGTAAGAATACGGATATTTCTTGCCTGGTCTTAATTTAGTCTGAGGCATTTCATCATGTGTTACCATATTAATAATACCTTTTCGAGACATATTTTTCATTCGTAAGAACTCAAAGGTATCTTCACCTATAACTAACCTTTCATCAAAATTAACCAACTCGGCAGCCTTTCTAGAATAAAAAACCATGCGAGTAAAAATTTCTCTCACATGTTCAGAACCGTTACCATAATCCCAGCAAAACTTTTCAAACTCCACTCTAACTTTCGCCCACTCGTATATAGTGGGCCACATATCTTTAGGCCAATTTCTAACCTTTATATCCTCATAATGGAAGAATGGATTTAACATACGTTCATGAGTATTTCTGGTTCTTGTCCAAGGCATAATTCTTTCATATTGGATACATTTATTATTGCCGTTTTCATCAACTCTAAATTTAACAGCGGTTGACATCCACTGGTTCTTCAGACAGACGATATCTGGCGCATTTTCAGATTTAGCAAGATCTGTGTATAGATCGTAACCATACTCAGTAATCTGATCATCGCCGTCTACTTGAACCATATAATCATTGTCTGATTCCAGAAACAACCTTATAACGGCATTTTTCCCCATAGCGGGTTTTCCGTTAGATTCGGTTACGTAGTATTCGATAGAATTTTCTTGACAGTATGCCGAGGCCTGATCAACGAAGTCGTTATTCAGAGAATTGATAACGACTACTTGATCTTTGAATGGTATCGTTGCTGCATGATTTTTTAAGTATTCTAACTTTCTATGAACAAGAATATAGAACTTCACAAATTACCCTTTTTATTATATAAGTTTTTTCAACTCTTCAACTAGTTTGGCGGTAGATAGTCTACGGTCTAATTCAACACCGTACTGACGACCTAACGCCTCTAGTTCAACTTTAGTCATCTCTTGTAATGATTTGCCACCGACAGGTGCTTCTGTCAACATAGATGCTTTTTGTTCGTACATAATATTACCTTTGGGTTACTTACGTAATTGTTCCAAGGTGCGTTTAATCAATTCGGATTGTTCCTTAACACCCTTGGGTTTAGGATCACCATTAGAATTGTCGCCTGGACGTTTCTTAGGTGATGGGCCACCTTTCGCTGCTTTGAAAGTCTTATCGTGACCATCTTCTTCGTTGTCTTCGATTTTCTTGTCAGACTTCTTATGTTTGGCAATAAATTCTTTGGACTTAGGTGACTCTTTAGAATCAATCGCTTCACCTTCAACAGTGTCCGCAGTCTTCTTCTCGGTAAGTGCAACAAGTGCTTCCCACAATGCATCAGATGCTTCTGCGTAACCTTCCGAGGCCATTGCCTTAGATACTGCTTTACGTCTCTTGTGTAAGAACTTGTCCGAAGAATCTACATCACCATCGTTGTCGATGTCTTTGTCTTTACGATCTTTGAACTTTTTCTTAACGGCTTTAGGTTGAACCTTATCTAGACCTTCACCATCGTCAGACTTGTCGTTGGTGTTGTCTTCTTCAACTTCTTCCTCATCGTCATCTTTCTTTTTCTTCTTAACTGGTTTCTCGTCATCGTCAGACTTCTCATCGTCTACGTCAACGTCTTTACCAGCAGGAACTGCTTTCTTACCGTCTTTCTCTTCGTCATCCGACTTCTTCTTACCGACAGCCGCTTTCTTCAGAAGTTCAGGATCGATATCTTCCGATACCTTTTCCTCTATACTAGTAAGACCATCATCGTCCTTAGATAGTTCTTGTTGCATTCTTTTGATGTTACCACCTTTGAATTGGATATTCAACATTGAGTCTCCACCTGTAGGTGTCTCAACATCAATGTTCTTACCGCCATTCTTTTTGATAAGTGCAACGAATCGTTTTTCGTCACCTTTACGAAACTCACCTCGTTCGTATTCTCTCATCAAGGTGCCTTCGTTTACTTCTACCTTACCAGAGACAACCTCAGCATATGCCTCTTTCAACTTTTTAATATCTGACATGTTGTCTCCTATTGACTTAACCAGAAGTAGTCAATGACAACACCAACTGTTGCAACTGCTACTAAGTATACTATTGAATTTATGATTTGCACTGTACGTGCGTTATCGTCTACCTTTTTCTCAATTGCATCTAACTTTTGAGAAAACTTATTCATTCTTTCGAAATGATTATTGTGATTGTTCTCGATAGCGATCAACTTCTCCTCCGCACGGGCCAGAGAGATCATGGCATCTGAGAGTTTATCTATCTTCTCTTCGATACGATCTAAACGTTTTTGGTTTGTATCTGCTGCCATTACTTCATCTTTCCCATGTGATTTATACTATTTATACTTCTACGATACGCAATACTAACGTATCTGATCCTTTTATTAGTCGATGGTATTCCATCTTGTTTATACTATAACTGTACCCTTCAACTATCTCAACTGGTTCTTCATTGTCCATTTGAAGTTGCCAATC